CCAGAGTTCCCCTCCCCAACGCAGTCCAAGGTTCACCAAGACAGTCCGTTTACAGCCAGACCAGTCCAGAACTAACCCGATGGCTACCACACGATCCAAAGCCTTACGAGGGGCAACTAAACCAAGGCTTCAGTCAATACCTCTCAAGGGAACTTCTAAACTCCAAGATGTCAAAGACCTCTGCGAGATTATCCAGATGCCCTTATTGCCATGGCAGGAGTACGTTCTCAAGGACATGCTCACAGTTGATAAGACTGGCAACTGGGTTCGTAAGACGAACCTGCTACTTATTGCACGACAGAACGGAAAGACCCACTTAGCTCGCATGCTTATCCTTGCTCACCTCTTAAAGTGGGATAGCAAGAACGTCCTCATCATGTCCTCGAACCGCTCTATGGCTCTGGACACCTTTCGACAAGTCGCTCAAGTATTGGAGACTAATGACCACCTCAAGGGATTCGTTAAACAAATCCGCTACGCAAATGGAACTGAATCTATTGAAATGCTGGACGGGCGAAGGCTGGACGTTGTTGCAGCTACTAGAGACGGCTCTCGCGGAAGAACTGCGGACTTCTTGTTCATCGACGAACTCCGAGAGATCAACGAAGAAGGCTACCGAGCAGCAATTCCAACGACTAGAGCGCGTCCAAATTCTCAGACGCTTCTTACCTCTAATGCAGGAGACGCTTTTTCGGTAGTTCTCAACGGCATGAGAGAACGAGCCCTAGAAAATCCTCCTAAGAGCTTTGGCTTCTATGAGTACTCAGCTCCCCAATATTCGAAGATTACAGATCGTCATGGCTGGGCTCAGGCGAACCCTGCACTTGGCTTTACCATTACGGAGGAAACCCTTGAAGAAGCTGTTGCTACTAGCCCTATTGAAAACACTAGAACTGAGTTGCTGTGCCAATGGATTGATTCTCTCTCATCTCCTTGGCCTCATGGAATCCTTGAGGAAACGTCCGACTCCTCACTCACGATTCCTGTCGGCGGCTATACAGTCTTTGCTTTCGACGTGTCTCCTTCTCGCCGCAATGCGAGCCTCGTTGCTGGTCAGATATTGCCTGATGGTCGAATCGGTGTGGGGATTCTCCAGACGTGGGAAAGCCAAGTCTCAGTAGACGATCTTAAAATTGCTGCTGACATCAAAGGCTGGGCTGACCAATATCGCCCACGCCAAATCTGCTTCGACAAATACACAGCGCAGTCAATCGCAGACCGACTAACCAATGCAGGTTGCATGACTATGGATATCTCAGGAGCGGCGTTCTATCAGGCATGCGGCGACTTGCTAGATAGCCTTGTAAACCATCGCCTAGTTCATGCAGGGCAGGAGAACTGGATTCAGCAGATGAATAACTGCGCAGCTAAGACTAATGACTCGTCATGGCGTATTGTGAAACGTAAATCAGCAGGTGACGTATCGGGTGCAATCTCTACCGCAATGGTTGTTCACCAATTGGTGAAACCACAACAGGTAGCGGCTATCTACAGCGAATAACACTAGATGTAGTGTATAATTACCACCTATGGGTCTCTTCTCGCGTAAGCCGCAAGTAATCGAAGCGCAATACGCGCCACAGGTAATGGGTGAAAATCTGCCCTCACTTTACAACGCGATTATCCCGCGAGTCTCTCGCCACGATGCGATGAGCGTTCCCTCAGTAGCCAGAGCCCGTAACCTTATCTGCGGCACAGTAGCTTCTATCCCACTTGAGTATTACAAGACATCAACAGGCGAAGTAATTGCACCGCCACGTTGGATTAAGCAACTCTCTAAGTCACAGCCTTCATTCGTCACATTGACATGGATCGTTGATTCACTTCTATTCTACGGAGTTGCTTATCTCCTAGTTACGGAGCGTTATGCAGAAGATGGTCGCCCAGCTTCTTTCGAGTGGGTGGCTAACACTCGCGTTACTTTCACTACTGACCTTTATGGTATTCATGTAACTCAGTATTACATCGACGCATCTCCTGTAGACATGAACGACATTGTCACCATTCAGGGATTCGACGAGGGAGTGCTAGACCGCTCAGGTCGCACTATCCAAGCTGCTATCGATGTAGATCGTGCAGCGGCAGTAAACTCAGCAAACCCACAGCCAGCAGGATTCTTGAAGAACTCTGGCGCAGACCTTCCACCTAACGAAGTGCAAGGTCTTATCGCTGCATGGAAGCGCGCCCGTCAGAATAACTCCACAGCATATTTGACTTCTACTCTTGATTATTCTCCAGTTGCCTTCTCACCGAAGGACATGATGTATAACGAGGCAGTCCAGAACCTCAGCACTCAGGTTGCTCGCGCAATGAACGTGCCAGCGTATTACCTTTCAGCAGATCAGAACACGACTATGACTTATGCAAACGTTCAGGACGAACGCAAGCAGTTCTACGCGCTATCTATTGAGCCTTACATTCAGGCTATTCAGTCACGTCTTTCAATGGACGACATCTCTACAGCAGGTCATGAAGTTCGCTTTGCAGTCTTTGACACATTCCTCAAGAACGACCCATTGGTCGAGTTGCAGGTAATTGAGAAGCTCCTAACCCTCAACCTCATCACAGTTGAGCAAGCAATGGAAATGACAGACCTTACCCCTAACGGAAGCGAAGGAATGAGCTAATGAAAGAACTAATTATCGAAGCAGCCTCAATTGAGTGCAGCGAAGAACGTCGCGAAATCTCAGGCAAGATTGTGCCAATGGGAACTGGCGAAGTCGGTTCAACTAACATGGGCGGTGTCGTATTCGCTGCTAACTCAATCGACGTATCAGACATTTCTAAGATTAAGTTGCTATCACAGCACGACATGAAGAAGCCAGTTGGTCGCATGACCGCAGCTGAGGTTCGTCCTGACGGCATCTATGCAACATTCAAGTTGTCACGCTCTACAGGTGGCAACGATGCACTCATTCAGGCACAGGAAGGACTTGTATCAGGTCTTTCAGTTGGTGCAGAAGTAATCGCATCACAGCCATCACGCGATGGTCACATTGTTGTGACTGCCGCTAAGTTAAAAGAAGTTTCTCTAGTTACTGAGCCAGCGTTTAAGTCTGCTCAGGTGCTTGAGATCGCTGCTGAGGAAGTTATCCCAGCAGAAGAAACCCAACCAGAAAGCGAGCCAGTCGTGGAAGAAACCACTACATCGGTAGAAGCTCCAGCAGTTGAAGCAGCAGCAGTCGAAGCGGCTCGCCCAACAGTTGTAGCGAATCTCCAAGTGAAAGAGCGCACCGCGCCAATCACATCAGCACAATACCTAGAGGCATCAATCAAGGCAGCAATGGGTGACGACACAGCTCGTCGCACAGTTCTTGCAGCAGATGACTCAACATCAACTAACACAGGTCTTACACTCCCACAGCACCTCAACGAGTTCGTAACAACAACTTTCACAGGTCGCCCAGCGTTCGAAGCTGTAACACGTAACGCACTTCCAGCAGCAGGAATGTCATTCACAATTCCTAAGCTCGGAACTGCTCCAACAGTTGCAGACACAGATGAAGGCGCGTCTCCATCAGAAACTGGCATGACTTCAACATACGACACAGTAACTGTAAACAAGTTCGCTGGTCTTAACCGCATTTCATGGGAACTCATTGACCGCTCATCACCAGCGTTCATGGAACTCTTGATGACAGAACTTCGCAAGGCATACGAGGCAAGCACAGACGCTGCCCTTATCGCTGCGTTCACAGCTTCTGGAACACAGGCAACAGGAGTAGCTGCAACAGCAGCAGGTCTCCAGTCATTCATTTCTGTTCAGGCAGCAGCAGCTTACAAGGCTACTGGTGGCGACTACGCTAACAAGCTTGTTGCTTCAACTGATCAATGGGCTGCTATCACAGGATACGCAGACACAACAGGACGCTCACTCTACTCAGCGCAGGGTCCAACAATGAACGCATCAGGCGCAGTTGTTCCTACATCTGTAGTCGGTAACGTTCTCGGTACTTCACTCATTGTTGATCACAACATTGCAGTCTCAGGAATCGTTGATGAGTCAGCGTTCTTGGTTGCTCCAGGATCTGTCCAGGTCTGGGAATCACCAACAACACAGCTCCGCCTCAACGTCCTAACTTCAGGCGAACTTGAAATCGCTCTCTACGGATACCTAGCAATTGGTGTTCTCAAGGGTGGCGCAGGCGTTCGTCGCTTCAACCTCGCGTAAGCGAACCTAAGTCGCTAGAGGGGGCTGTCAGAGCCCTTACAGCTCCCTCTAGTCTTTAGAAAGGAATAGCATGTCTCTTTGCACAGTCTCAGAACTTCGTAGCAGCCTAGGCGTAGGCACTCTTTACGCTGACGCGACCCTGCAAGAAGTATGCGACGCAGCAGACAATGTGCTACTTCCTTTCATCTGGGGCAATTACAACTGGGCTGTAGGACATAGCAACACGACTAATACAGGCACTTCTTACTTTGATGAATCAGTCCGAGACATTTATTATGTCGGTGAAACTGTAGTTATTACAGGCATGGGCTCAAAGCACAATGGCAACAAAACCATTACCGAAGTTGGCGAGTATTCAATCACTTACGCCATTTCTGGCAACAACAACACAGCAACCCCTTACCACCCAGCCGTTCCCTATGGTCGAGTCGCTGGTGACACATATTTAGATCCTTCAACAGTTCCTGCAATTCAAGAAGCTGCACTCATGATTTCAATCGACATCTGGCAGTCACGCCAAGCACCTTCAAGCGGTGGAGTATCTATTGACGGATACACTCCAAGCCCTTACCGCATGGGCAATACCCTTCTTGCTCGCGTTCGTGGCTTACTTGCTCCATATCTTGACCCTCGTTCTATGGTGGGCTAATGACAGCCATCACCACACTACGCACATCTATTGCGACGGCTCTAGCCGATAACTCACTCTATTCAGTATTCAGTTTTCCACCTGCTACACCTATTGCTAATAGCGTCATTGTCACTCCTGCTGATCCTTACATTGTGCCTACTAACAATGACCGCACGTCAGTAGCTCCAATGGCTAACTTCAAGATTTCTATCCTTGTCCCATTGCTAGACAATGAGGGCAACCTTGCTGGCATCGAAGCCGACGTAGTTCGGGTGTTCGCGCTCCTTGAAGCGTCCAGCATTGTATTTAACGTGGGAAGCGTCAGCGCGCCAAGCGTGTTGTCAATCGCTTCTGGAGATTTACTGACTTGCGACATTGCAATCAGTACCCTTACGGAATGGAGCTAATCGATGGACGATTGGACAAAGGAGCAAGCCGACTTTCTAATCAAGATCGGACAGACTCCAGCAGTAGCAGCACCAAAACCAACAACTAAGAAAGACGAGGAATAAGCCGTGG